CCATGACCGCTTGAGCGCCACCAAGACGCAATGCTTGTTGTTGTGCAGCAAGACTGCCAAGAGTGCCAGCCGCACCAGTACGCAATTGCGCACCTTGCAATCCTGCTTGCTGATTGGCAATGTCGGCTGCTGATCTTCGGGCAATGTCGGCCTGCTGCATAGCCATGGCCTGATTGAATGCCTGCTCGTTTAATGTTGTGCCAAGTGTGGCGGCCTGCTTGGCAAACCCTTGGTTTGTCAAAGCCTCGGCCACACCTTGGCGTGATCCACCAAATGCACGGGCAGCCGTTGCGCGCTCACCAGTTTGCTGAATAGCAGCGCGTCTTGCAGATTCCAAATCGCCCAATGCGTTTTCACGCACCATGCTTGTGTATGGATTCATGTATGAGCCAATTGAGCCTGGTCCTTGGCCCATGCTCAAGTTGGTCTGCTGCGCTGTAATCTGACCAGGCTGATAGACACCGCCATAAGCCGCCATTTGCGCTGCAAGGTCAGTTCCGGCAATGCCTGGGCCAGCAAGGCCAGCGTTGACCAGAGCTTCCTCGCCTGCCTGGTACATCGGGTTATACCCAGCAAACTGCTGAGTCGGCAATGCACCAGCGACCCCTTGGGCCTGCTGAAAGTTGGCCAAGAATGCTTCTTTGATCTGTGGATCAATGGAGCTTGTTGAGGTTGTTGTTCCACCTTTTGACATATTGCCACCTTATCCGAGTAAAGACTTCATTTTCTTGGCAGGCATTTTGCCTTCATTGATCATATCCAAGAGTCCACGGCCATACTTGTTGACTGAAGATTTCTTGATCACATACTCACCGCGATCTAGGTATCCAGCGCCATCATCTGGACCAGGTGGATTCATGCCAAACAAACCATCGACCATGCCGCCTTTGTTATAAGTGCCACTGACACTTTCACCAACACCACCATCAGGGCCACTAGGTCCATCACCACCGCTTTCAATAACAGTATTGCCAGTGGCAGCCGCAGCAGCAGCAGCTTTGGCCGCATTGGTGGCTGCGATCTGGTCATAGAGACCAGGGTTATAGCCACCCATTGGCAAGTTGCCGACCACATTTTCGTAAGGATTGCCCACTGGTCTCATCTGGCCCATGATCTGGCCATAGGGTGAGCCAGTGCCACCCACTGCAAATGGATTGTATTGAGCGCCAATTGGGATCGATGTGTAATTGTTGAAGTTCTGGGCAAAGCCTTGTGTCGCATTTGAAAATGGTGCGACTGCATTGAATCGATTTTGGACTTCACTTTCTGCAATGCCAGTCAGACCAGCCACTTGACCAGCATTGATTCCAAGACGATTCATCTCAGCCGCAATTTGCGTGTTAGTTAAGCCTGGCGTGGACTTGAGCCAGTTTGTGAATGTCGCAAAGTTGGCTTGGTTTCCTGTTGTTGTTTTATTTAAATTAGCCAGTCTTGCCGCTTCTGCATTGGCCGCAGCCAAAGCGGCTTGTGCATCAGCCAATGCTTTGGCATCCGCAGCCGCTTTAGTGTCAGCTGCCGTTTGCGTTGAAACAAGATTTAATCTGGAGTTGACCAAGTCCACTGGCACGCCAGTCATTTTGGAGATTTGATCAGATTTCAGTCCAAGACGATTAACTTCAGCAGCAATTTGCTTGTCGCTTAGACCAGGCGTTTGCAAGAAGTTATAGAGCGCTGTCTCTTGAGTTGTGCCAAATGTTGGGGTTGTTGCACCACCGCCACCGCCAGCAGTTCCACCGACAGCAGTTCCACCAACTGTATTGGTAGGTGAAGCCAGCCTAGACTGAACAAGATCAAGTGGAACACCAGTGAGCTGCGAAATCTGAGGCGCAGTGACACTTAGTCGATTTGCTTCGCCAGCAATTTGCGCATCTGTCAGACCAGGAGTCTGCAAATACGCTAAAAATTGTTCAGTATTTGTGGCCATATTTATCCCCTAAAGTTCCTTTGCAAGTACAGCCCATTTCGGTTTGTACCCTTCGTCTTTCAAAAATGTCTCTGACCAGCCTCTTCGGCCTGCCAAAGTCACCCTGGTGCAGCCAATAGACTTGCCCCAGGATTCGATCAATGGTCTCATCCTTGAGAGTTCATCTAGGTCGCCACCAGCCAGAAAATAATGCAAATTCTTGAGCCTGGGATAGACAATGATCTCTGTCAACACCACCGAGTCTTTGGCTGGCCACAATTGCAATCTGTGATCCTCAACCATCTCAGCGACATCGTCAAAATTATGTGTGCCTCCACTGTATTCTAAAGCAGCCTCCACATGGTGGCGCAGTCTTTCCAGTTGTTCTTGGTCACTCATCGCTTACCAGCTGGGACAGCATCAAGCCTCATCACCCCAACACGCCAGTCGGCCAAAGTGTTGCCAGTGACCCTCATATTGACTTGGCGGCCAGAAAACCTGACAGAAGTTGGGTTGGCTGCCGTGTATGGTCCAAATGAAGATTGAGTGCCAGTCGGGTAATTTCGGGTTTTGAATGAGACCACCGCCTCACCCAATGTCTGCTCGTCTGGCACAACTTGGCGCACCGACATGATGTTGTCGCCATTGCCCAATTGAACTGGGCCAGATTCAGCGTAAAGGCTGGCGCTGTCATAGTTAAAACCGACCTCATGCTCGTAGATATACCCATCACTTGAAACCATCAAAGGATAGGTAAACACTCCGGCATCGACCCCAGCAGTTCTGGCCAATGTGCCTATGTTCCAATGGTTTTCGCGGTAGTTGAAAGTGACATAACTGTCATTCTCATTACTCGATGCGCTTGGGTAATACCACCAAATCTCACCAAACTTGCTGACATGGACCGCATAGATTTTGGAGGCTTGGGCATAGTTGATATTGTCAAATATGTAATCTGACACATCACTTGGTAGTGGCTTGACATAGCCGTCATAAATCCAAAAGCCTGCGCGTGACATCCAAATGGCTGCCGTATCAATGGCCGCCACCGCTTGGGCCGAAATGAGACCGCAGCCAGAGCCAGCCTTCTCAAAGCCATAGACAAATGGAGCGCCAACATACTGGGCCGTGTGGACATCCACATCTGTAAACAGTAGATTAACACCCTTGACCCGCTTGCCAGCGATCAATGTGCCAGGGCTTGCCAAGTCATAGTCGCCTGCAAGGTTGTCGCCTGCTGGTGTCCAAAGGGTATTGTTTTCTTGGTCGCACCACTGCACCTTGCGTGGGTTTCCACCAGCTCCAAGGGCAAAGATAATGCGCTCTTGCGTGACCAAAACCGCCTTGTTGTTAACTGGTGCATTGGTAATGGCTGCGGCCAGTGTAGGTGTTGCAAACCCTAATTGCCACTCATAGAGCTTGCCATCAGTGCTAGAGCAAGCAATCAAATACTCGCCCCATGTATCGAGTGACCAAGTGGTGGCAGGGATGGGTGTGCCAGTGTCTGGCCGTGCCACACCATAGGCAAACGTGCCATAGGTGCTGTATCCATAGCCTGTTAGGGTTGTGGAGCTTGCGTAGCCACTGGTGAAGCCCGTTGGCGTAATGTCTTTGAGTGTCCCCGCCTCATTCATGGCGTAGAGCTTGGAGTGTGTTCCAGCGCCAATGTATCGGTTGCCGCTGTTATCGCGCCAAGTGATGATGCCTCGGCATGAGCCAGTCATCTGTGAGCTTGACCTGGTACGCCATCCATTGATGGGCCTGAGTGTCCCCTCATACCAGCGCACTAGGTTTGCGTCATACCAGCGGCCTGCTGCCTGGTATTCAGTACCATTTCGGAAAACACCTGGGGGTAGCTTTAAAGGTATGTACATGGCAGTATTTAGGTAATGTTTGAGACAAAGCTCATTGTGACAATGGCCGATGGGACTGCTGGCCTTGTGGGGCTTGTGCTGGTGTCGAAATGCTCAATGCTTACACCAGTATTTTCAGTTCTCCACATAATTTCAATGTAATCGTTTGAATTCATACTTACAAAAAAGTTTAATGCAGCAATGATATGGCTTGGGTCACCAGAGCTTTTTCTTGGAGGAGGGTGAAATCTACTGTTTGAGTTTGCGATATTTGTTCCATTTTTACGAAACCAAATATCCACATCTTGACCATCATTTGTGGTGTTCTTAAACTGAATGGAAAACTGCAAGTTCCAGATTCCGGCATCGGCCACAGTGATTCTCGACCCACTGGCAATAGTCACGCCATTGCTAAAGTCTGTGGTGTTGAATGTGACCGCATAGGCCGTGGTGGTGTTGGCAGCCACTTGGTCGGTCGAGTCTTGAAAAGCCCCATAGGGGTTATTCATAAACCGACCGCCTCTTGGTCCAAACAAAGAACCCAGCACACTGGCCAGCTTTTTGAAGTAAATGGTCAAAGAGCCATTGTTCTCATTGAAATGCCTGCGCTCATACACCTCGGTCGGATAACCAAGGGTCGGTGGTGCAGGATTTTCAAGTTGTTGTGTTTGGCTGGCCATGGCTAATTATGTCAGGACAGACAGTGCATGGTTGATGTGTTTGATCCGATCATCGAGGCCAATAAAGCCGCCATTGATCTTTTTGGTCATGGTCTTGTAGTCTTGGGCATCCGCATACTGGTTGAGCTTGTGGGTGTCCCAAAACCACCCAGCAGTGAGCGCAGCATACTGTGGCGTGGCCACCAGTTCTGGCTGCATGATCAGGTCCACGCCAAGCGCTTTTCCAGCATGGAAATAATTGCTCGATCCAGTCAGCTGGATGCATCCTCGGCCAATAAACCGCCAGGCATCCCCACTTGCCTCATCTCGGTTGCCCATCCGGTTTGAATAAACGACTGTGGCAATGAGCTTTGGATTTCTGGCGCAGGCTTGGGCCTTGGCAGCGTCAAAACGCTTGGGCCATAGCTTTTGCAATGCCTCTGCCCTGTAATTCAAGTTTTCTTGCAGCACCTTGAAGTTGCCACACTCATGGCCACACTGGCCAATAAAGGCGGCCTGTCTCAGTGGCGTTGAAATGTCAAAGCGCTGGAAAGTCTCGTTAAGCGCATCGACCCACTCTGGACCAATGTGCAGTTGCTGGAGCTGCTGACTATTGACCATTGACAAGTCTCCTTACTTCTTCGTAGGCGCTGGCGCAGGCGTTGAGCTTGGTGATGGCCTTGTCTCCTTCGGCTGCGATGTCGATAAGAGCTGCAATAGTCTGTCGCTCAGATTCGCTTGCATCGGGCTGGCTGGGTTGTGTATCTCCAGTGGTAGCGCTGGCACTTGCATTGGCTTGTGGACAACTTGGGGCTGGGAGGCGCAGCCGACCAGTCCGAGCAAGCTCATGCATAGCAGACTGTTTTTTCTTGACATCATCTTGGGCCTTTCTGAGTTTCGTTTCCTGATCTTGCAGTTTCTCGCCAAGCTCTTTCTCTTTGGCTCTGGCTTCATCATTCTTTTTGGCAATGGCAATCTTCATGTCATTGTCCCTGTCTTCCCAGCCAAAGTGATAGCCACCTCGGTAAGAGCCAAACAAGGCAATGCCAATTGCCAGGGCGATATAGGGTAGTGGGATGCCAAACATTAGTCTGACTCCGTTCTTGCCTGCGCCAGCTGTTCGCGCTCATGGTCATCCTCAAGATGGTCCGGTGGCGTGTCTGGTGGTGGACCAGGAGTCCAAGACTCGTCTAGTTCTGGATTGGTCCACTTGGGCATAGCGCCAAACGGCTGATTTGGAATGCCATTGGTGGTGGCATTAAACCCGTGGTTGTTGCTGTATCCATACTGGCCTTGCATGGGCTGGCACATTGGCTGGCCCATGGGTGGTGGCTGCTGCCTAGAAGTCATTGCCCGTTTGCCGATCACACCGCCAATGCCACCCACAATCAATAGAACGATATCGTTCAGCATCTTGGTGTAAGCCTGGTCAATTGGGGCCATGCTCTTGATAGGCTGGGTCACAAAGGTCACAGAGTACAAAAGAGCAATCACGATAAAGAAAAGAATCAGGGTGACAGCAAGCACCACAATGCTCCAGACCCTGACCTCGATCTCTTCAGTTGTTAGGTTTAACTTCGTCAACTTTTTTCTCCAAGATAGGTGCGACTAAATACTCAGGGCAAGTCTGGGTAAACATACATCTAGGCTTTTGGCATTCTGGCGCGTGAAATTGGTCAGGATTCTGGCACTTATAGCGATATTTCTCTTCGCAGCCAGTGAGCATTATCAAAGCAATTGCAAGCAGATATTTCATGTGTATACATCCACAGAATTAGGTTTGACCCATTGTGTCTTAATCTCTTTGGTCTTATGCGCCAGTTCTGCCTGCCTGTTCAAAATCTCCAGCTGCTTTAGATTCTGCTGATGCATCACCCTCTGGGCCTCTCTCAGCATATTGGCGTTGATCTGGTAAGCCGTGATTTTCATTTGCCTAATCCTACCTTGCCCAATAGTAAATTGACAATTCTGTCAGATAAGTCATCAGGCAGAAACTTCAGAAAACCTAAGAAATAAAGCGCCACACACCCGTAAACGAATATCTTGAGGCACATATCAAAGGTCTTCTGATACTCATTCATCTGCCACCACATCTGCGAGTTGTTTCACAAAAGGTCATCAATTCATTGACCCCAATGAACACCAGAAACAAGACAAAAGCCACACCGCCAATGATCATGGCCAGCTCGTTCATCTCATCCTCTTTGGCTTTAGCTTCTTTTTCTGCCTTCTTTAAAGCGCTCAATTCTTTGGCATCAGCCAAGTCCATCTCGGCCTGCCTGGCCTTGATCTTGTTCCAGACATCGATCTTGCCTGTCTGCATGAAAAGCATTTTCAGCTCTTCCTCAAATGCTCTGGCCTGCTCCAAGGCCATCTCGATCTGGAGGGCCGTTCCCATGTTCGAGCCTTTGCCAGACTGTTTGGCTTGCAGCATGGCCTTTGTGGCCACACTCTTTGCGTCAAACATCTTGCCAATCATTGGGGCAAGTGAGCCTAAATCATTGGCCACTTTGCTGGCCTTCTTGACCATGCTGATGGCGCTTTGTATCCCCGCCAGGGCCGTCATCGGATCAATCATTTCCTCTTCTCCCATTTGAGACAAACAACTTTCCGATTGTAGACATCACCAGTCCAAGTCCACCTGGTGCATCGATATTCTGTGGTTGCTGCCAATAGGACCAGAGCATAGATCATGGCCAAAACAAAATGA